CAATACCAAACAATGAATTCAATTACAGTAGTTGTAATCGATCCTATAAGTGATTTTGTTATTCAAGACATGGGATTTAACCTAAATTCTTTAGGTACAACTGCATTACAAACACAAACACTTTCGCATGAAATTACAATTTCTAGAGTATTGTTTGCTAATGGTATTGTAAATCCTGGTAATTCAAATCAAGCTATGTGCGAGAACTTTCCAGAAACTCATAGCGGAAGAATTGAACAGTGTTATTTTTGGATCAGTAGCAACCCTGCAATTTCTTTAAATAGGCTTGGCGTAAGCGGTGGGCCTACCGCATGGGTGATTGACCAAAACGAATTTCAAGGTATTGATGCTGATTGTTTATTTGCTGGTAATGCGTCAAACATAATGATTAGCAATAACATTATTGACAATGCTGGCACAACGGTCACAGGTAATTCAGCTGGTTTTAACATTTATGCTGCTCAAGTAATTGTTATTGAAAACAACTATGCAGAAAGTTTGCAAAAATCTTTAATTACTATAAACGGTTCTGCTGGTGGTTCTGCCAACAAAGCACCTGCAGCAATTATTAGAGATAATTTTTGTGTGGCAATGCCTAAAAATGCTTCTTACACAACTGTTAATATTGGTGGCGTTTCTCCATCGTATGCAACTTATAACGTACATATTTACGATAATACCTTCTTTGGAACACAATCAAACTGGCTGCAAGTTGGCGCGTCTTCACATCAAACACGATTAGGCCATAACGTCATTTCTACCAACAACGGAACAACAATTTCCGCGCAATCTGCTGGTATAACTGGTTCAGGCGATTGGTTTGAAGATGGTCAATATTCAGTATCTAATGCTTTGCAAGGCATTGCTTCCGCTGTTTCTTTAACCACAGGAACCGCTGCAAACATTACCACTTTGACATTGTCACCAGGTGATTGGGATATTAGTGGAAAAGTTGATTTTACTGGCGGGGCAACTACGACAGTAAGTTATTTGCAAACTGGTTTTAGCCAAGTAACTGGAACAATTCCTACTGACTATGCTGCACAAGCAACGGTTGGTAATTTGGCTGGAACACCATTTGCAACTGTTAATTACACGCAAATTATTCCAACTTACCGCGTAAGTATTTCAGCATCAACCACGTTCTATTTAGTTGCCAGAGCAACGTTTTCAGTTTCAACTTGTAGCGCTTATGGCATTATTCAAGCACGTTTAGCCAAAACCTATGTCTAACAAAAAAATATCAGCATTAGCATCTGCAACAACTCCGTTGGCTGGTACGGAAGTATTGCCAATTGTTCAGAGTAGCGCGACTACTCAAGTTACCGTTGCTAACTTGACTGCTGGCCGTTCGATAAGTGTTTTAGATGTTAATGCTTCCGGTAATGTAAACGTACTTGCCAGTCATGCTGTAAGATTATCCACAACCAACAATGCAAATTATTGTACGTTTTATAACGCAGGCACTGCGGGTTCTAACGACATTAGATTAAATACTGATGCGGGAAACTTAATTAAAGCAACTGATACCGCGTTGTCTTTTCCGCTTGGGGCTACTTTTAGCACTAATAATTTAACTCAAGGCACAGCAGCCAAAGGCGTTAACTTCACCGCCAATAGTCCCGCATCAGGGATGACAAGCCAACTGCTTAATTGGTATGAAGAAGGCACTTGGACAGTTACAGATGCTTCTGGAGCAAGTCTCAGCTTAACTTCAAACGGCACTTTTTACTACGCAAAAGTTGGAAGAATTGTAACCATTACATTCAACATAACCTACCCCGTAACGGCTAGTACAGCAAATGCGGTTATTGGTTCACTGCCATTTACATCTATTGCAGCCAATCAAACATCTGCAATTTTAGGTAGCAACATTGCAATCGTTGGTTTTAAAACTGGTTCGACTACTGCGCTTGCTTTTTACAATGCAGCAAACACACCAATCACAAATGCTACATTAAGCGGAGCAAATGTTTATGGTTCAGTTACATACCAAACCGCTTGAGGATTAAAAATGTCATTAACAAAAGTTTCGTATTCAATGATTACTGGTGCGCCAGTTAATGTATTGGATTTTGGCGCTAATACTGTGCCTGGGACAACAGACATGACTGCAATTATTCAAGCGGCACATGATTCTATTGTTAGCTCTGGCATCCCAAATGTACTTGTGTTTCCTGCTGGTACTTATAAATGCACATCTGGGTTAACTATTAACTGTGGATATGTAAGTTGTATTGGCGATAGATCGGTGCTTAATTTTTCTACGCTTGGTGATAACGCTGCTATTACTTTTATTGGTGGAAATCCTTTTTCGGGTAATCCATATAACCAAACAAATTGTGTTTTTGAGGGCTTCAAAATTTTAGGGCCTAGCACTTCAATTGCAACAGGGCTTTATTTTAATACCACTAGCGAACCTGGCCCATCACATATGGTTGTTAGAGATTGCAATATTAGCAATTTTAACAATGGGATTACTTTTTTAAACAATGCTTATTTAATGACTTTTGAGCATTGCGATATATGGCAATGCTATAGAGGAGTTTTTAGCCAATCAGGTTCTTCAAATTCTGGTGAAAACATTAGGTTTAACAATTGTTCTATATATAACATTAGTTTTGAAGGTGTTAGAAATAATAATGGAAGCGCTGATTTAAATTTTTATGGAACAAGTTTTGATGGATGTTTAACATCTTTCGTAATTACATCAGGTCAAACTAGTTTTACGGGATGTCATTTTGAGTATTCTGCGGCTGCAAATACTGCGTTAAATATTTCGGCAAATTGTTTTGTAACTTGTACTGGCTGTTTCTTTCTAAATCTTTTTGCGTCACAAAATCAATACATTGTTAATAACGGATATTTAACTATATATGGTGGTCGCATAGCTGTTGCTGACACCGCAACCAATGTTGTTTATTCAACAAGCCGTTTGGTCATGTTAGGCTGTCATTTCCAATCGGCAACAGCAACGCCAGTAACTTACACTGGAAACGCACTGATTTATTTGCCAAACGTAGGTGATGAAGTTGTTTCTAGCGGAACGCAAATAGCAACTTCAACAACATCAACAAATGGTGTATTTTTTGGCGGAGCAACTAAAAGTTTAACTGTTTTAAATACATGGGTAAGTTTAGGTGTTAGTACTACAAATGGACTTTTTACGTTTAGAGATCAAACACTTGGTGGAACTGCTGCATTTATGGCTGATTCAGTAAGTGGCGCAGCATCTGTTCAAAACAATATAACTGGATTTGAAATGAACTATGGTGGTGTTACTGGTCAAATGAGCATTAGAGTAACAAGCGGTACTGTTCCAAGAAGTATTGCTTTTACTATTTTAAAAACTGGCATCTAAGGATTACCATGTTTGAAAAAACAACCGTTGTTGACCGTATAGAAGTATTAGCAGATCACACTGTTGCAGTGCGCTATGTGGTGACTGTCACTGAGGATGGTCAACCCTTTGCTGAACAGATTAAAGGCAACTACTTTAAACCTGGGGATGACTACAGCGCAGAAGATGACAAAGTAAAATCTGTCTGTGCTTTGATTCATACACCAGAAGTCATTGCAGCGTATCAAGCAGCACAACAACTTACAAGTATAACTAAGGATTAGTATGTCCAATTCAACTACCTTTTCTAGTGGAACACTAATAACACATCAGTGGCTTAATGATGTTAATGTGGCTACTTTTGGTGCTAATAACCAAACATCTGTGATTGCTACTGCAGGACAAACAGTATTTAATATTTATCCTTTTACTTATGTTGTAGGTGCTTATTCTTTATCTGTTTTTATTAATGGAATTAAACAACTTGTTAATTCTAGTTATGTAGAAACAAGTTCTAGTGTTGTAACATTTAGTTCTGGTGTACCTTTAAATGCTGTAGTAGAGTTTATTTCACCAGCAACTTTACCTTAAAAGGAATAACATGGCTAAGTCTCCTGCATGGCAACGTAAAGAAGGTAAGAGTCCTAGTGGCGGTTTAAATGCTAAAGGTAGGGCTTCTGCTAAGAAAGAAGGGCACAATCTTAAACCTCCTCAACCACAAGGTGGTTCTAGGAAAGATTCTTTTTGTGCTCGTATGAAAGGCATGAAGAGTAAGTTGACTGGTAGTGCTAAGGCTAAAGATCCTGATAGCAGAATTAATAAAAGTTTGCGTAAATGGAAATGCTAAATGGATACTCAATCTTTAATTAATATTGTTGTGGCATTAGCAGGGTTCTTTGGTGGTTGGGTTATTAATTCTATTACTAAATCTATAGAGAAGATAGAAGATAAGCTGTCAGACGTACCTAATAAATATGTTGCTAAAGATGATTATCGTAGAGACATAGATGAAATAAAATCTATGTTAAAAAGTATCTTTGATAAATTAGATGGAAAGGCAGATAAATAATGTTAACTCAAATACAAGCAGCATTTAAATCTCGTACAGTATTGTTTGCTTTAGTAGTTGCTATCTTATCTGTACTACAGGGCTTTGTTTATATTCTTCCTATTACTCCTGTTCATCAAATGATAATTGGTTTAATAATTTCTGTTATGGTAGTTATATTTAGATTTATAACTACCACTCCTATTGGAGGTAACCAGCAATGAGTTGGTTAACTCAAATAGCTCCTACCATAGCTACAGCCATTGGTGGCCCCTTTGGAGGACTTGCTTATGAAGCAGTTAGTAAAGTACTGGGAGTTAACCAAGACGATGCTAAAAAGATGTTGGAAGACGGTAAACTTAGTGCTGACCAGATTGCAGCTGTACAGCAAGCTGAGATTGCTCTTAAAGCTAGGGCCCAAGAGCTAGGTCTAGACTTTGCTAAGTTGTCAGTAGAAGATAGGAAGTCTGCTAGAGACATGCAAGTATCTACCAAGTCTAAACTACCTTCAATACTGGCGTTACTAGTAACATTAGGTTTCTTTGGAATACTGGCTGGACTTATGTTAGGAAAAGTTGAACATGGTACTGAGATTGATATTATGCTCGGAAGTCTTGGTACTGCTTGGAGCGGTATCATTTCTTTTTATTTTGGAAGTAGTTCTAGTTCTCAATCCAAAGATTCTATGATCTATAACTCTACCCCAATGAAATGAATATTAAAAACATTGTCATTCTAATTGCCATGGGATCATTATCTTTAATTGTGCTTGCAATGCTGGCAATGTTTATTTATGCAATAGTTGATCCCAATACAGATGATGAAGAAGTCTTTGTTATCATTGGCCCATCGTTTCAGGTAATCGTGGGCGGGTTTATTGGCCTAGTAACGGGCATTAAAATAGGTAAGATGATTAATGAAGAATAACTTTGAAGAGTCTTTAAAAAGAGTATTAACCTCTGAGGGAGGTTATGTAGACAATCCACATGACCCTGGTGGAGCTACTATGAAAGGAGTTACTCTAAAAGTTTATGAGGACTACTTAGGCCGGTTAGTAACTAAACAAGAGCTAAAGGATATTCCTGATGAACATATTCAAGACATTTATAAACGACAGTATTGGGATAGTCTTAAATGTGACGATCTACCTAATGGTGTTGATTACCTTGCTTTTGATTTTGCTGTCAATGCCGGTTGTTACCGTAGTGCGGTATGTCTGCAAAAGGCTGCACTCATAGAACATGTTGATGGGGCTATAGGCCCTAAGTCAATAGAAGCTATTAACCGTTGTAATTTGATTGATCTGATTAATTACTTTTCTCAAGAACGAAAAAACTTTTATCGTGGTCTTATTACCTTTCCTACCTTTGGTAAGGGATGGTTATCTCGTGTAGAAACTGCACAGAATGCTGCTAAGGAAATGATAGGTTAATATGTCTACAGCTACTTACTCTATTACTAGAGATCAAATCATACTCTCAGCTTTACGTAAGTTGGGTGTTGTAGAGCCCTCTGATACTGCTGCTACTATAGATCCTAGTATTGTTACTAATAGTGCTCAAGCCCTTAACCTTATGGTTAAGCAGTGGATGACTGAAGGAATTAAACTCTGGACAGTAGTAGAGTACTTCCTTCCTTTAGTTAATGGTCAAACACAGTATGTCATTGGGCCTAGTGGCCCAGACTTAATTGCTGATAAACCTTTACGTCTTATTCAAGCTGTTATTAGGAACATGCAGGTAACTCCTGTTATTGATACTCCTTTACAAATCTTAAGTAAACAAGAGTACATGACACTAGGTAGTAAGTACTCTACAGGTATAGCTAACTCTATTTATCTTAACCCTGGATTAACTTCAGCTACTGTTAAAGTATTCTTAACACCTGACATTAATACTGCAACTAACTATCAGTTACTAATAACAGTTCAAAGACCCATATATGACATAGCTTCTGCTACAGACTTGCCTGACTTTCCTAATGAGTGGATGCAAGCTTTAGTGTGGGGCTTAGCTGACCAGTTATCTTTAGAGTTTGGATTGCCTATTAACCATAGACAAGAAACTATGCTAAGAGCTGAAAAGTATAAGAACCAATTAATGGATTGGGATACTGAATACGAAAGCTCTTTCTTTCAACCTGATATACGTAATTTTACCAACTTTGGTAGATAACAATGTCTACGTTACGTATACCTCTTACACAGCTTATTCAATCTAGAAAAGCTTCTACAAGCAAAGACTCTAGGTCGGTCAACTGTTATTTTGAATCTAGAGATCAGAACACCAAAGACAATGTAAAACGTCCAGGGTTATTAAATGTGCCTATTACTCCTGCTATGACTGCAGGGCAGGCTCAAGGTATTTACAAATGTGACAGTGGTGATCTATTTGTAGCTATTAATAATAAGTTTTATGTTATTGATCCATCTTTTACTTCTACTACTGCTGGTACATTAACAGGCCCACTACAAAATGTTTACTTTGCAGAATCTGCCAATGATGCTTATTTGTTTGCACATAATGGTACTAATGGTTATGTAGCTACAGGCAATGGTTCTTTTACTCAGATACCAGCAGGGATGATTTATAATGTATTGGTTACTGTGGGGGGTATTAATTACTTTGCTCCTATATGTACTTTTGATGCTCCTCCTGCTGGGGGTACTCTAGCTACTGGGGTAGTCAATGTGCTTGGGGGTGTAGTACAGAGTATTACCATAACAAACTATGGCACAGGATACGTCACAACCCCTGCCTGTACAATAACTGATACAGCGGGTGGTACAGGTTCAGGGGCGTTGACTTCGGTGGTCTTAAACGGTTTTCCTGCAGGTACTAGTGCCTTGGCTGCTGGAGCAGTTTACATAGATGGATATACGGTAGTAGCTACCAAGACTGGAGTTATATACAGCTCTGACTCAAACTATCCTATGCTATGGAACCCTCTAAACACTGTAGCTGTAGAATCTGATCCAGACTTATTGGTAGGTATTGTTCGTCACTTTAACTATATTGTAGCTTTTGGAGTTTGGAGTACAGAGTACTTTTACGATGCTGCTAATGCTACTGGTAGTCCTTTCTTAAGGCAGGATGCCTATAAGTCTGAAATTGGTTGTGCTGATGGTAACAGTGTTGTCCAGTATGAACAGGGTGTTATCTTTGTAGGACAGTCTAAGTCTAATGGTAAAACTGTATACATACTTAGTGGTAATATGACTCCTGTAGCGGTATCAGACCCGTATATTGAAAAGTATTTAAACGCTGATACCAATACAAAGATACAGTCATTTGTATTTAAAGTGTCAGGGCATACCATATATATAATGACCTTGCCTAACCTTAACCTTACTTTTGCTTATGATCTTACCCAGTCTACTTGGACTCAATGGACATCTTATGTAGACGGTTCAGAACAGCAATATATGGCATGGACAGCTACACAGTTTGGTCAGTATAGTTATGCTTTAGATGACACTTTAGGATTACTCTATAAGATAGATGTAGACACCTATACTGATAATGGTAGTCCTATCTACTGGCGTGTTGTTACTAATAACATTGACGGTGGTACTAGGTTTAGAAAGTATTGGAAGTCTGGTGAAGTTGTTGGGGATAAGGTTGCTGGTACTATGTATCTTACCCACTGTGATAATGACTACGTTACTTTCTCTACTGCAAGAACAGTTCAGTTGGATAGTACTAGAAGTATTATTTGGCAGTTAGGTCAAGCTAGATATAGATCGTTTCAGTTCTTAAACATTGACAACATACCTCTTAGACTATCGTACTATGAAGTACAGGTAACTACTGGTGAACAAGCTTCAGATGCTGAAATGCAAGCTGCAGCACAAGGTGCAGGTTAACAAGGAGAATTATTATGTTTGAATGGGCTGCTGCTGCTTGGGATGCTGTCTATAGTTATTTTGCTGCGGGGGAAACTGCAGCTAGTGCTTATGAAGCCGCAGCTGCTGCTGAAGATGCTGCATTTACAACTAGTGGGTGGGGTGCTGAAGTTGCAGGTACTGGTTTAACAGCAGCAACAACAGATACAGTAGTAGATCTTGCTGGTAATGTAGTGCCTGATGTTTCTCAAGCTTCTAACGGTGCATTTTATAATTCAGAGACTGGAGCTTTATTAGATCCTACTACAGGACAAGCTGTACAAGGTTTAGCAGTAGATCCTACTACTGGCAGAATTATGAATTCCGCTACTGGTCAAGTAATGGATAACGTAGGAGTTAATTCTGCTGGAAATGTAATTAATCCTATAACCAATACTGCTTTAAATCCTACACAACTATCTCAATTAACTTCAGAACAAGTTGCTGGGCAATTAGGTACGGGTGCAGGTGGGCCAGGATTTAAAGCTCCAACTGGTTATGCTATGGGGCCAAATACTGCTGGTGGTGGATTAACTGCTGGTAGTACTTCAGGACTTGGGATGGGGGCAGGTACTCCTTTGTCTAGTAGTTATGCTGCTAATACTGCTAATTTAACAGGTGGTGCTGCAGGTTCTGCAGGAGGTATGAGTCAATATTTAGGAGCATTAAAGACAGCTAATTCTATGCTAGGTATAGGTAGTGCTATTGGTAAGATACTTGATCCTGGTGTTAGTCCTAGTGCTGCACAACAAGCTGCTAATCCTAATGCCCCTTACCAAGCTCAATATGCTAAACAGTTAAATGACTTGGTAGCTAACCCTGCTTTGGTTACTGGTTCTCCTGGGTATCAGTTTAATCTTCAACAAGGATA